CATGGCACGCCGTAGTTCCCCGGCAATCCGGCCTTCCGCCTGGCATGCCGCTCTGAGCCTGGCAAGCCGCTCTGAGCCTGGCAAGCCGCTATGCGGAAACGCGAAAATCCCCGTGCACACGTGCACGGGGATTTAAGAGTGAATCAGGTTATCGGATCATCTAGGCGACGTTATCGCCAATCGTCGCAATGCAGTTCAACGTAGCGCTTGATCGCTAACGCGACATCATCAGGAACTAAACTCATGAAATCGATGATTTCATCGAGTTCCATGTCCGCGATGTCTTCGAGATCCCAATCCTCTTGATCATCGGATTGACCATAGGAGCAAGAGGTATTATCCCATCCTTTCCATGAATGAGCCTGCGACCTTGACGGAATGAAAACTCGCCTAGGCTCAATCGAGCAAGTATTGGATAACCAGTGGTTCGCAAGATTGAATCCGAAAGACGGATTGATGATTCCGATCTTGCCGTCGGCTCGAATCAAAACAATCTTGTTTCCCGATCCAATCGCCTTGCCAGTTGAAACTAGAAACGAATTCGATTCAATCAAACGGGGATTCTCCTGCAGCATCGGAGCAAGCACTCCATTGGCGTAATGCCAAGAGTCTGATAAATCCTCATTTGACGACGTGTCAATGTTGATGACGCCATTGTGGACAACGGCGAAACCACCATCGCAAATGGTGAATGGATGGCAGTTCTCAACGCTCACACTCCCATGAGTGGCGAAACGGAAGTGAATCAAGACTTCCTTGTCTTTGAATGTCTTGAGCGCCGTGTGAAACTTCTTCGGATCCAATCCACGCGCTATCGAGAGCGCGCGTCCCGTAGATGCGACGATGCCCCATCCATCGGGATTGTTGGCCAGCGCATTGTCGAACCAATCGGAAGGAGTCTTGATTCCGACCGGTCTGTGCACGATTAAACACATCAGGATACGCTCCCTTCTGTCTTGATACTCTTGCCGTTCGTCTTGACGCTGCGCGATGCAAGATGCATTTCTCGCACTAGCCACTCATCCAGATATTTGTATTCTTTTCTCACTGTTCTGAACCATGTGAGGAATTGTGCGATCGACAATTCCTTGTTTCCTGCGATTCGGCAATAGCGGATCGCACATTCGCAGAATTCAAGATTCTTGAAGAATCCGAGCTTATCAAGAGTACCTTTGAATATGCGAATCTCAACGCGCTCATCATTTTGTAGATTGACCGCGCTACCTCTATTGGGATTTAACTTATGTCCGTTTGATAACTTCTTGTTATTCGCGAATTCCCCCCAACATGAATTGCGGCCGGCAAGCGAAACCATGAAATCGCGATTGTCGAGAGCATTCACGAAAACGACTAGCTTGCTAATCGTGAGCTGAGAAAGTGGCTCGCGCGAGATGTTGACGTGCATTCCGCATCGCCCATGCGTGTCCCATGATGCAAGCGGAATGGGAAGACGGTCTAGAAAGCCTTCCCATAGGGACCGGTGCTTGTTCAAGGTTTCGGGTGTTGTCACAATCTCGAAACCCCTTTCGGAGTGAAGCGAGCCATCGTATTTGCAGATACAGTAGCGCTCACCGATTTCTTCCTTGACTCGCATAGCGGCATAGCCTCTATCACCATTCTGCGCTTCTACCTCAAGTTCAATCCCGTAGTAAACCCGCGTCTTATTGAGCTTGCGCGGAAGGATGTTCAGAACTTCAGTAGAGTAATCCATGATCTCGTTATTATCTCTTGCATTCGCGCAAGACTGGCATAAGCCGTCTTCGCCGTAATCATCGTTATGTCTGACCTCATTGCACTCCTCGCAAGTGAAATAAGAGTCTTCATAACAATTGTCGCATATCTCATGTCCATTATACCCATTAATGTATATATTGCGAAAAGTAATTCCGCAATCATCGCAACAGAAGGCGTCATGCGTTGCACAATCGGGACACCATTGCTCATTCTGCCCATTGGAACGCACGATCACGACCGTGATGTCGCCCCGAGAGATGCGGTTATAGCAGTTTTCACACTCGGTGAAACGCTCGTAATGGCAGTCTTGGCAGTAGGTGTTGTCATCCGGTCCCGGAAGAGTGTACTCACGGCAAACCGCGGTGCGGCAATCCGCGCAAACATGGCCAATGGAATCAACGCTCACGAAGGAATCTTTGCAAAACATGGTCAATCTCCTGAATCTGAAAACCCTGTCATCCCACCCGGCTTACGTTGAACCGGGCTCGCGGCATTGTAGCAACACAATAAATTGCGTACAGAGTTTTTGCGATTTTGTGCACTCACTAAGATTGGCCATATCCTCTTGACATCACGCGTATACAATGCTGGATAGAGGCGATGGTGCCCCTATCAAAGCATCACGTGAATGCCAATGTCGCATGAAAGACAGTGAATATCATCGCATAAGCGATCGATTAACCCGCCCTGGGACGGCCAGAAATGGCTAGAAACACAGGGTTTTCGGGTCCTTCCACGTACTAATACATGAAGATGAGTGTCGTGGCCGGTCCCTCGGAGTTGATTTGATTTACATCATGCATGTACTTCCAAGCCGGATATCATGACATCACCGAGTTCGAGAGGTGAGGCTGAGCGGGACCGCGTCAATCGCATTCGGCGCGACGAATCGGCGAGTGTGCGCGACATCTCGGGCGATTACCCGCGCAGGACGGCCCAGAAGCAGCGGAAAGCGTGTGAGCGTGACTTCCGGCTCTTTTGTGAGACGTACTTCCCCAACGCGTTTCACCTGGCGTGGAGCGACGATCACTTGAAAGTGATCGAGGCGATCGAGCGATCGGTGCTCAAGAGCGGTCTGTTGGCGCTGGCAATGCCGCGGGGATCGGGGAAGACGGCGCTCTGCGTGCGTGCGGCGCTCTGGGCCTTGCTGTACGGGCACCGGAGGTTCATCTGTCTGATCGCGGCGACGGAGGACCTGGCCCAGAAGCTGATGGAGCCGATCAAGACGGAGCTCTGTTTCAACGAGTTGCTCTATCGTCCGTTCCGCCAGGTGACATATCCGATCGGACGGCTGGAGAACAATGGGCGCCGGTGCATCGGGCAGACATTCGGGGGGGAGCAGACCAGGATCACCTGGGGAGCGGATCGGCTTGTATTTCCCACGATGCCGAAACGGGCGTGGGACGGTATGGACGTGAGCGGCTCATGTGTGACGGTGGCTGGCTTAACTGGTGCGATCAGGGGCCAGTCAAGCACGCTGGCCGATGGGAGGATCATCCGGCCGGAGCTGGTGCTCTTGGACGATCCGCAGACGAGGGAGTCGGCGATGTCGCCGGCGCAGAGCGAGGCGAGAGAGAGCATCATCAAGGGGGACGTGCTGGGAATGGCGGGGCCAGGGATGAAGATATCGGCATTGATGCCCTGCACGGTGATCAGGCAGGGGGACATGGCGGATCGGATGCTGGACCGCTCGAGGAATCCGCAGTGGTCGGGCCAGCGAACGAAGATGATCTACTCGTTTCCCGAGAGCAAGCTCTGGGACGAGTACGGGAGGATCTACAAGGAGGCGTTATACAACGAGAAGGACCCGGTTGACGCGCTCGCATTTTACCGGGCGAACCAGGCGATCATGGACGAGGGGGGTGTAGTGGCCTGGCCAGCGCGGAAGTATCCTGACGACGTCTCGGCGCTCCAGCATGCGATGACGCTGAAGCTCCTGGACGAGCGCATGTTCTTCTGTGAATACCAGAATGATCCACTTCCGGAGCAGGTTGCGGCTCAGGACGATCTGACGCACGGTCAGATCGCGGGCAAGGTCAACCGAATGGCCAGGAAGCTCGTACCCCTGGCTGGGCAGCGTGTGACGGCGTTCATCGACGTGCAGGGGGAAGCGCTCTACTATATAGTGGCGGCGTGGGAGGAGAATTTCACGGGTTACGTGGTCGATTACGGGGTATTTCCCGACCAGAAATCGGCTTATTTCACGCTCCGGGACGCAAAACACCCGCTTTCCGGGGCTTTTCCGGGTCGAGGGCTCGAGGGCTGCATCTATGCCGGGTTGGAGGCGCTTTGCGAGCTGATTCTCGGCCGGGACTGGGTACGGGACGATGGGGCGTCTCTGCACGTCGAGCGGTGCCTGGTTGACGCCAACTGGGGCAGTTCGACGAAAACGGTCTATGAATTCTGCCGTCAGAGCCGATTTTCGGCCGTTTTACTCCCCTCGCACGGCAAATATATAGGCGCAGCGAACATTCCGATGTCAGAATATCATCACGAGGACGGCGCGAAGAAGGGATTCAATTGGCGGATCACGCTGGACCGGGAGAGGCGGCCGACCCGGCGCGTGATCTTTGACGCGAACTTCTGGAAGAGTTTTATCCGTGCCAGGCTGGCCACGGGTCTAGGAGATCCGGGTTGTCTGAGTCTTTTTGGCGATAATCCGGCCCTCCACAGGCTGTTTGCGGACCATTTGACGGCCGAATATCGCATCAAGACGATCGGCCGGGGCCGGGAATGCGACGAGTGGAAGCAGAATCCCGGCCGGCCTGACAATCACTGGCTCGACTGCCTGGTGGGCGCCACGGTGGCGGCTTCGATGCAAGGAGTGTCGCTGGAAGCGTCTGGAGGGCTGAGAGCACCGCGGGCGGCGAAGAAATTGGTCAGTTTCGCCGATCAATGGAGGCAGAAGCGCCTTGCGGACCAGGGATATCGACCCGGAACCGGATGAGGCGGCTGAAAAGCCGGAATATTCCGGGCTGGAGTGCGAAAAATGCGGGTGTCGCCACTTCGAGTGGTGCATGCGCGAGGTGGGATCGAGGATCGAGAAGCGCCGGGTGTGCCGGTGCTGTGGATACCCTTACAGGGACAAGATCAATGTGCGGACCATACAACGGCGATGGGATTCCGGATAGTGCGGCGGAGCTCACCTCCGACCAGATCATCACGCAGCTCGCCACGGTCGCGGCGGGTCCGAAATCGGTATCGGGCGATGCTGGTTCGGTCGTCACGCACTCGATTCCCGACCTGATCGCGGCGTCGAACTATCTCATGGCGATCGCGGCGAAGAATTCGCCCCGCCGTGGGGTATACTTTACCCGCTTGATCCCCGATGCGACCGTCACGGGACCGCGCCGCTGTCAGCCTGGACCGTGGCTTGGCTCGAGCTGGAACGGGTACTCCTGGCCATGAGAGTGCGGCCAGTCCGGATTCTGGACTCCCGGGGGAACCCGATGGAGCCGGCTCAGCCTGCGCACCAGAGCGTCAGGGCGACGTACGACGTCAGCAAATGGTCTCCCGAGAACGCAAAGCTCTGGAGCAACACCGATGCGATGTCGGCGCGGGCGGCGAATTCCCGCGAGGTTCGCCGTCGGCTGTACCAGCGCGCCAGGTACGAGCGGGCGAACAGCTCCTACTGCGATGGGATGGTGACCACGCTGGCCGACGACCGCATTGGCCGCGGTCCCCACCTGCACATGGAGACCGACCAGGAGGATCTGAACCGGACCATCGAGGACGAATGGAACCGGTGGGCCGAGCAGATCCACCTCGGAACCAAGCTGCACACGATGAGCCAGTCGCTCACCGTGGACGGCGAGGCGTTCGGGCTCTTGAACTGGAACCCGGCCGTGGAGGGTCCCGTCCAGCTCGACGTCAAGCTGATCGAGGCCGACCAGATCCAGACCCCGTGGCTCAACCCGATCGATCCCCTGGCCGTGGACGGGATCCGGTACGACATCTACTTCAACCCGATCGAGTATTCCATGCTCCGGTATCACCCCGGAGACTACTTTCAGATCGGTTACATTGCTGATCCGATCGATGCGAGGGCGATGATTCACTGGTTCAAGCGGACCAGGCCTGGGCAGTGCCGGGGTATTCCCGAGCTGACCCCGTCGCTTGCTCTCATGCCTCTCCTGCGCCGCTACACGCTCGCCGTGCTGGCGGCGGCCGAGACGGCGGCCGACTTCGCCGCGGTGCTCAAGAGCGTTCTGCCGCCCGATGCCGAGTTCTCCGAGGCGATGCCCTGGGAGCATATCGAGATCGAGCGGCGCACCATGATGACGCTGCCGGCCGGCTACGACATCAGCCAGATCGATCCCCGCCAGCCAGCCCCGTCCTACGATATGTTCAAGAATCAGGTGCTGCGGGAGGTGGGGCGCTGCCTGCACATGCCCTTCAACAAGGTCGCCGGCGACTCATCGGGGTATAACTATAGCTCGGGGCGGCTCGACCACCAGGAATACTACAAGAGCATCCAGATCGACCAGTCCCAGTGCGTTCACTGGGTCCTGGAGCCGCTTTTCCGCACCTGGATGGTCGAGATGAACCTGTCCACCGACCTGTTTGCGGGTGGACCCTACCTCTATTCCAGGTGGAAACACCGCTGGTTCTTCGACGGGCACGGCCACGTTGACCCGGAGAAGGAGGCCAACGCGGAGGAAACCCGCCTGCGCAGCAACACGATCACTCTGGCCGAGGTCGGTGCGCGGGAGGGAGTGGACTGGGAGACCCGGTTGCGGCAGCGCGCCCGGGAGATCGCCCTGGCGAAAGAGCTGGGGATCGTCCAGGAAGCGCCCCCGCCGAAGGGGCCGGAAAAGTCACCCCGGGACGAGCAGGGCGATGGGAAGGAAGACGGCGAGGGAGAAGACGGCGAGGAGAAGTCAAAAACCAACGGGCGCCACCGCGCCGGGAGAAGCTGGTGATGGCCGTTCGACCAGGCAGCCGCGATCCCAGCAGGCTCCCCGTGAAGCAGCTCACTGAGACGCACCAGGAGTTCATGAACCGGTGTATGGACGACCCGGTCATGCTCTCGGAGTACCCGAACCCGTCCCAGCGCACGGCCGTGTGCATGGGCCAGTCCGGGGTCAATCCCAAGGTCGGCGGCGCTGCGCCCGACGAGGACGTGGAGGCACGCCGGAAAGAGGTCAGGATGAGCGGAAAAGTCAACTTCAAGTGGTGATTGCCATGCCCATTCCCTCCAGACACAAGGGCGAGACTCCCGGCGCGTTCCAGTCCCGGTGCATGTCCGACCCGGTCATGCTCAAGGAGTATCCCGACCAGAAGCAGCGGGCTGCGATCTGTTACCGGCAGTCCGGGGAGCGGCCAGGCGTGGGCGGCTCCGCGAAAGGTGACGAGGGTTTTGTCGATCTCTTGGTTGTCCCCCGGAAAGGAGGCGATCCAGTGCCGTTGCGAGTCAACGAACAGGGAAAGAAGTGCGCCATGGCGCTCGTTCGCGCCGGGAAGGTGGACGACAAATCTGTCTGGTCCTGGGACGACGCCGAAGCGAACGCGCTGCTGGCCAGGGACCAGACCGACAAGGGGGGCGGGATGCAGAACTGGTCCGCCTACGGCGACGCCCACCTGGCTGAAGACGAGAGCGAACCCGAGCAGACCAAGGCCCGGCACGCCCACGCGTTCGCGAAAGCGCGGGAAGACGGCGTGCAGATCCACACGTCGGCCCTGAGAGCGATCAAGCGGTCCTGTGCCCTGGCGGGCGAGAAGGACATCGAGAAGGCCGCAGACGACGTCCTGGACGCCATACGGGCCAAGAAGCTGCGTGGGAAGCTCACCGCGGTCGAGGAGGAGGAGGAAGAGGAGGAATCCGCCGGCGAGAAGGGCGACACGGAGGAAGAGGAGAAGGAGAAGGAACGGAACAAGGCCCAATCGCAGTCCGAGCCGCTGGTCATCGAGGCGGAGCTGCGGATCGTCGGCAGCCGTGAGGGCTCTGGCGATTCTCCCTCCGGCCCTCCACGGTTCGAGATGATCGCCAACACGGGGCGCAAGCCGATGCGCCTGGAGGGATGGAAGCACCCGGTCGTGATGGATCTGGCCGGCATGACCATCCCCAGTCAATCCCGGCCGATCCGCCTGCAACACGACTCCGGCAAGGGGGTCGGCCACACCGATTACATCGGTATCAACGCCAGTGGTGAGCTGGAAGCTCGGGGAGTGATCTCGCGGCACACGGAGGCGGCGAGGGACGTGATCGAAAGCGGAAGGAATGGTTTCCCCTGGCAGGCGTCGGTGGGCGCATCGGCCGACGAGGTCGAGTTCGTGCGCTCCGGCGACGAGAGCCCGGTGAACGGTTACTTGCTCAAGGGTCCGGCGAATATCGTGCGCCGGTCCACGCTGGGGGAAATCTCCTTCGTGGACATCGGCGGCGACGATTCCACAACTGCGAGGGTTGCCGCAATGGCCAAAGACGGAAGCACAACCGACGACACTTCGCTCGCCAAAGCGGCAGAGTACGGCGCAGCCGTGGCTCGCGCCGAAGCCGAGACGCAGCGTCAACACGCCATCGAGAAGCTGGTCGCCCAGTACGTCAATCGTCCGGGCGCGAACGTCAAGAAGATCAAGGAGATCCAGGCCCAGGCCCTGATCGAAGGCATGGACTTGCGCGATGTCGAGCTCGAGATTTACCGCAAGAGCCTGCCCATGGCTCCGGCTCCACGGCGCGGGGTTGACGAGCCCAGCCAACCGAAGGTCATCGAAGCCGGGCTCCTCATGGGCATGTTCTCCGGAGATCATCTCCGGTTCGATGAGAATAGCAAGGAGCACAAGAAGATCGACGAGATCCTCGCCGCTGACCGCGACTGGGGTCCGGACGTCGTGAACGAGGCGTGGCGCTTCCGCAACCGGGGCCTGCAAGGCACCATTGCCGGGGCGCTCGCGCAGTCGGGTGTTCCCGTTCCCTACGGGAAGAAAGAGCTGTACGACACGATCCTGGAGAACCGGAATGTGCGCGCCGAGGGCTTCTCCACGATCAACCTCCCCGGCATCCTGGGGAACGTCGCCAACAAAGTTCTCTTGCTCGCGTTCTTGAACGTCGATTCGACGTACAACATCATCGCGGAGCAAGCGGACTTCGCGAACTTCCAGATTCACACCATGTATCGTCTGGAATACATGGGCGACTTCGCCATCGTGGGCAGTGACGGCGAGCTCAAGAACAGCACGCTCGGCCAGGACGCGTACACGAATCAACTGGCGACCCGCGGAGCCGTCCTGACCCTGACCAGGCAGAACATCATCAACGATGATCTGAACGCCTTCCGGACCCTGATCGCGCAACTGGCCAGAAAGGCGCGGATCGCGGCGGAGAAGGCGCTCTATGGCGTGATCATGGAGGGCTCGAACGTCTTCTACACGACGGCGAAGGGAAACCTCGTCACCACTAACCCGATCTCGATCACGGGTTTCGCGAACGCGGAAGCCGCGCTCACTCTCATGACCGACTCCGGCGGTGAACCGATCTACGCGACCCCGCGCTTTGTCCTGGTCCCCCCGGCGCTGAAATATTACGCCGAGCAGATGTATTACTCGGATCGCATGCTTGCCGGCGCGAACACGCTGCCTGACGAGAACGTGTTCAAGGGGCGGCTGATCCCCGTGTCGAGCCCCTACCTCCAGATGACCGGCATGGCGGGGAACTCGGCGACCAACTGGTATATGATCGCCGACCCGCTCATGCTGCCCGCATATCAGATGGCCTACCTGGACGGGCGCAGGGCACCGACGATTGAAACCGCCGACGCGGAGTTCAACGTGCTGGGCCTCATGATGCGAGCGTACTGGGATTTCGGAGTGGCACAGCTCGATTACCGGGGCGCGGTCAAGAACACTCCGTGATTGATCTCCGCGTCCTATCCACACTTCTTCTCATGAAAGGATAACGAGCGATGCTCAATACTCCGCAAGCCGTCCCGGCCGTCTACTCCTATTCGGGACTGGACGGGATAGATTACCTGAACCCTAGCTCGACCACGGCCGTCCAGCCCGGCCAGGTCATCAGGCTGGCCACGGCGCAGGGGGTGATGTACGGGATCACCCGCCAGCTCATTCCCCCCTCCACGCTGGGCGCCCTCGCCATCGTCGGCGTGTTCGACCTCATCCTGGACGGCGCATCGACGTTCGTCGCCGGCGACGTCGTGTACTGGAACGCGAACACCAACACGGCGACGTCCAGCGGCTCGTACAGCGCCGACATCATCGGCGTCTGCGTCTACCCGACCAGCGGCGCGACCGATGTCAGCGTGCGCGTCTGGCTCACCTCGTTCTATCTCCGCTAGTGCCAATCGGGCCGGCTCGCATCGGGCTGCGCCGGCCTTTCCTCTCCATATCATCAAGAGCCCCTGACTCATGGCGATGTTTCTGAATGGATTAGAGGAGACGCCCTACACTGGCTGGACGTTCAGCGGCATGGCGTCGTGCGGGCATCGTTTATTCTTGAGCGGGGGCGGCCTTGCGCTCGAATGTAACGACGCCACAGGGTGGACAGGCGGGCATGGAAGCGGGTACTTCGGGCGGCTGCGGTACACGGCAACAGGAATTGATGCCTACACATTCACTCCCGGATCTGCATACTTTGATATTCGGATTGACGCTGACGGCCAGGGGACGTTCACGCAAAACCAGGTTACTGTTCTTTTCCCGGCATCAAAGTATATCTATGCTCAGTGGCAGCTCGGCACCAACACGAGGTTTACCCACACCGGAGGCGTTAACAACTGGACGGGCGGATATGGTCCCGCTACCACGCCGGCCTCGATACGGATCTCCAACCTGGGTGATTCCTACCTGGTGTATTTTCTCGATCCCACCACAAACACGTGGACAGTTTGCAATTCTGGAACCCCCGTGACCGGCCTTGCCTACGGTACGGCGAACGGCATGCAACTGGCTCTCACGACTACGGGACTGCTTTACTACGACAATATTCGCAATGTGGTGCCGACTGTCACGAGCGGAACCGCGACCAGCCCCGTGCTTGACACGGTTGACGGATTCCGAGGGCTCGGATGGATAACTGATGCTGGACAGGCTGGAATCACAGGCACTGTCACAGTCCAGTACAAGACCAGCGCCGACAACGTGACCTGGACCGGATGGACGACAGCAACGGCGTGGGCACCAATCATGCCGTCTGCGTCCAACCGATATGTCCAGGTTCAGGTATCGATCACAGGCGGTTCCACCACGAGCGCCAGTCCCGAAGTGGGTCCTATTCTGGTCAACGGCTCGCTCGACCAGACATCATCGACGATCCTGTTCAAGCGACACGCGGCTTCCTTGATGATGCACAGCAGCTCGAGTTATTTTCTCGGATTCACTCAGGTTCCATCGTCTGCGTTGTCCTGGTGGAATCGCTCGGGACTCGGTGTAGGCCGGTGGCTGGGTGTCAATGGCGACACGTTCTCGTGGCACGGTACCACGCAGGATGCGCAAAGCAACACGCTGGCGAAAGCATATGTTGCGGGAATGGATGCGTCCGTGACGGCCAACGGCGGATCGCAGCAGCAACAGGTCGAATCTGCAAATTATGGACTCCCTGGAGTCTGGGAAGCCAGGTCGGTGCTCCTGCCCTCGTCCAGCCAGCTCATAACCACGGCTCAAAAGCAGACGTGGACGAAAAAGACCAATGACTGGATCAGCAGTTACAACAGTACCAACTGGCGATCGTTCGGTGCGGTCAATCGCCAGTGCCTGAAAGCGCTCCACGCTTACGATGCTCTCGCCACGACAGACACCTGGACCGAATCGACAACGGCGGCTTCATCTTCCTCGGTGTGGGCCGATTCCGATTCCAACGGCGAAATATCAGGCATCGCGGCGGCAATGGCACCGGAAGGTGCGCTTAATGATGACGGTGGGCATCGTGGAGACATCTATACGTCCGTGATGATAGCAAACTTGAGTGAAGTGTTGAGAATCAATCCGACCTTCGATAGCGGGGGCGGCTACAACGCGGCGATGATTAACGGTTGGCAGCAGTCGCTCGTTCGTAATAGCTCCGATATGCCAGACACGGCGGGAAATCTGGCGCGGGTTGGACGATCGCTCAACAGTCATTCCCCGTGTGAAACAGCGCGGGCTGCGATCTTGACGTCAGAATTGCTCGGGAGCGGCTATGGGATCGCTCGCGAGATTGCAACGCGAACAACCTGGGATTATTTGAGGTGCAAGTGGTATCCCGGCTTTGATATTTCACCTGTTGCTGCGAACATTCTGTCCCCGGCAGGAACCACTCTAACCACGTCTACAGTTGAAGTCGAATGTCCACAGTGGGTTTCGTATTTTGGTCTGTGCGCTACTGCTCCGACATCATTTTTTTCGGCTGCGCCTTATGGGATCTTGACTGATGTGTCTGCGGCTCATCCAGGCTGGGGCGTTGCCATTGCTCGCGGAGACGATTCTACATATCCTCAAGTCTCATCGGCAGTGGCCATCTATGACAACGGCGCCGCTGGCGCATCGTATTTTCCGGGCTACCAGACTGGTCGCGTGATTGCCGATGGGTTCGGCTCTAATGTTGGGGTGAACAACACCTATCAGCCGAGTCAGCAGGCGAGCGGTTTTTACTGGGTTGATAGCTCGCAGGCTAGCGGCTCAAACCTGACTATCCTGGTGGATTCATCGACTTCGACAGCATGGCAATGTGGAAAGGCGGCCGTATCGTACAGGACGGGCACGCCGCGTTACTACACCTCGTCATCCGGGTATAACTCGGATACCGGGGCCACTCAGAGCGAGATTTACTGGCTACGCGGTAGGCATGTCGTCTGTTGCGCCAAACTCTCCACAGTAGACACTCGCACGGCGAACAACTTCGGATTCGCGTCGCCCCCGGTTCCGCTCGCCAGCGGCGCGTCGTTACAGAATACAGCCGCAACGACAACCACAGCCTATGGTGAAGGAGCAGTCGAGGCGCAGCAACGTAGCTCGATCCTCTCCGTGTTCTGCCAAGGGCTCACGGCCAACATGCAGGGCTCTGGAGTCCCGCGTGTCGGCACCGCGTTCATTGCTGCCCAGGCCAATCAGCTTAACCGTGACTGGTACGCCGGCTCTGGTGTCGACTGCACATCCACGACGGCAACAGCGGCCAATGTGACGCCAATCTACGCGGTAGTAGATTTCGCGTTCGCATACGGTTCAATGACGGCCGCGACCGAAGCAGGACGAATCAGCAGCTTCAGTCAAGTAGGCGACGTGAACACATTCAACTTCGGCAATGCGGACGGGACAACGGACAATGTCTATCTCGCGTTCGCCGGCCAGACCAACCCGACCGTCGGCGCCTACGCCGTCACAGGCACGATCAAGGCATTCAGCGGGGAAAGCGCGGCCGCGAAGTGGTGGGGCTGCGACTCCTGTACGCTGGTCAAGTTTTCAGGCGTCAACCAGGCGGCACTGGCCAGCGCGGGGAATCTCTCGCTGAACAAGCTCTCGACCACCATGACGCGAGTCAAAACGGCGGGCAGCAACACCACCTTGTATGCTGCCGCCCTGCCTTCGGGAACATGGACAGTCTACGCTCGTTCGTGGGATGGAACCACGGTCGATGTCACCAGTTCATGCACAGTGACCGCGGGAACATCGGTTGTGATCCCATCCAGCGTGGTATCAAGTTACGCCTACGGCGGTCTCGCCGTATTCGACATCACGGGAACTTCAGGCGGCGGCGGCACAAACACGGATATTCCAGTGATCATAATGGCGGGAAGGGCGGTGTAACATGCCGAGTTACGGCCAGACGGTCACGCTGCAATATGTCGCATGGGACACCGTCAACAACATCGGAAAGACTGGCGATGTTGCCAACCATACGCTCCGGTGGGTGAAAGACGGAACGCCTGCTGTGCCCACTAATGGGGCGGCGGAAGTAGATGCCACCAACGCCCCAGGAATTTACAAGGTCGTCATGACGGGGACCGAGGCGTCATGCCAGGTCGGCACGCTCTGCGGAAAAAGCAGTTCCACGGGCATCGCGATCTTGCCGATAACGATCACCTTCGAGAACTTACCGACGGCCCTCCCTGGTGCAACCAATGGGCTGCCTCAGATCGGCGTTGCTCCGCTCACGAATCTGGACGCGACGGTATCGAGCCGCTCCACCTATGCCGGCGGGGCGGTGGCAAGCGTGACAGCCGGAGTGACGGTCACGACAAACAACGACAAGACCGGGTATTCCTTCAACCTCGCACAAGCCGTTCCCACCTCGAACACGGCGCAGACTGTGGGCGACGCGCTGAACGCCGCGCGGGCTGTCGGGTTCGGCAACTGGACCCTGAACGTCGGTGCCAAGACGCTCACCCTCTATGCTGCCGATGGTACAACCGTGGTGCGGACCTTCATGCTCGACTCGGCAACCGCTCCATTGACGCGAACATGAACACCACGATCGTCATCTTCGGATTTCGCAGCCCATTCCTGATCACCCTGGGATACGGGTCGTCTGCGGGCGATCCTCCCCCGATTCCTCCCACGGGCGGCGTCTTGAACACGCTCATGGGCGGCGACATGGCCGCCCTGTACGCTTCGGACAACGTCACTCCGGGCCTGGAGCTCTGATATGTACGACATCATCGACATGCGCAAGGGGGGCCGCACCCAGACCAACGTCACCGTGGCGGCGGATCAGCCTTATCTCCTGATCGGCGCCGCGAGCACCCGCAAGAGCGTCGTGTTTCAGAATCAGGGATCGGTCACCGTGTTCATCGGCCCGTCCACCGTGGCGATCAGCGGGGCAACGCGGGGTTACGCCCTGTTCGCGGGAGCGTCCTTCACCGATGATGCTTCGGATCAGGACTGGTGGGGGATCGCGGCGAGCACTTCAGCTATCGTGAACGTCATACAGGTGTGTTGATGCCAGACATACTTTCCCAGGGCATGGCATGGCTGGCGAACAGCCTCATCACCAGCGCCAGCCAGACCGTCAGTTACTACCGCGGGCTGCAATATGTCCAGGTCCAGGCCACGTTCGGCCGGAAGCTGCTGCGCCTGGAGAACCTGGACGGCGGCGTGCGTACCCAGTGGACGGACATGGATTTTTTGATCCGTGCGACCGATCTCATCCTGAACGGGAGCCCCATCTTCCCCACGCGCAAAGACGTCATCGTGATCACGGCGCCCCTCTCCGTCCAGAGCTTTGAGGTCGCGCCGTACGGCCCCACCGATCCCCCGTGGCGCTGGTCGGACCCCTACCAGAACATGATGCGGATCCACACGAAGCTCATCAACATCCAGAGCGCCTACGGTGAGCCCGACTGATGGCGGCGGCCTACGTCATCCAGATCGCCGACGCGGTGGTTGCGGCTCTCAACAGTGCGGTCGGGATCGTTCCCCCCCTGGAAGCGAAACGGGCCGAGGTGGTCGTCTCCGAGCTGGCGAAGCTCGACGACCTGCAAACCTCCGTGATCCCGGGAACGCTCGCGGCGGCGGTCTGGGACCTCAACAAGCGGCTCATGTTCGACTGGATCGTGTCCGTCTGGCTCCAGCAGCGGATCGACAGTGATCCGCCGAACATCGACTCTCTGCGCGTTCTCATCGATCAGATCATCACGCTTTTTCTCGGGCAGCAGATCGGGCTGGACTCCAGGACAGCGCGCTGCATCAGCGCGGAGACGCGCCAGCTCCCCAGCCCCGAGGAAATCGACGTCATGACTCACTGTGCCATCGGGATCTTTTTCACCTTCCGTGTTACCCAATGAGGGCCTGACCAATGCCTGGACCTACACCTCCTCCATACTGGGATCTGCCAAGTGCCGGGACGCAAATCAGTATGTGGCTGGGCGGTCCCTACGCTGAGCCAACGTGGACGCCACTCCCGGGAGCGACCGATATCTCCTGGGACGGCTTCAAGCGCGGGGTGCGAAACCCCACGAGCCTGCAATCGCTCGTGGTCCAGAAGAAGCCGGGCATGCCCGACCTGGGGCAGCTCAAGTGCAAGGTGTTCTACAATCCCAACAACACCGTGCATCAGGTGATCGTCGAGAATCTCCTGGAATCGGCGGCTGTCGCCAGTGCCGAGACTGATCAATTTATGCTTACGTACGCGGACGGCTACTCGAGCCCCGCGAACGTCCAGTTCGACGGGTTCATTTCCGAATTCTCCCAGTCCGCGACCGATCCCGAGACCGGCACGCTGACCGCGGATCTGACGATCGAGCTGTACGCAGTCACGGCGATCGTCTCCGGGTCGGGAACATGGCTCTGAGGAAGGGGCGACCATGACGCTGACGCGCGACGAAATTCTGGCCAGGCGTGCAAGCCTGCCCACCGAACTGGTCGAGGTGCCGGAGCTCGATGGGACGGTCCGGATCAGGCTCTTGACTCTGGCTGAGGTGGAAGAGATCAAGAGGATCGGCAAGAACGCATCCGACCCGGTAAAAATCTATTTGCCGATCGTCGAAAAAAGCTGCGTCAACGACGACGGCACCCAGCTTTTCGTCGGCGAGGACGTCAAGCTGATGGCGACGTTGCCGTGGGCAGCGCTCGAGCGGATCGTTGAGGCGTCGATGAAGCTCTCGCGCATGATCACGGAGGAGAACGGGCAGGCCCCAAAAGGATAGACCAGACGGAGCGGTTCAAGCACCGGCTCTGCATGGTGCTCGGCCACCATTCGATCCGGGAGCTCGAGGAAACTCTCGACGCTGAGGAATGGGACCGCTGGCTCACGTTCTATCAGCTCTATGACTTGCCAGACGCCTACTTCCTGGCCGCGAAGTACGGGGCATTCCTCGTCGGCATAGACGCGCACAAGGCTTGCCCGATCTACGAGGTGCCCGCGCGCTCCCAGGGAGCGGGTAATGTTCGCGAGTTCGTGGCATTCGCAAAGGGATACCTGAAGAGCGCTGACCGTGCCATCGCAAAATCGCTACCGCAGCCGAAATCTCGGTATCCTCGCGCGCCGCTTCCAGGGATTCCGGCAGAAAGCGGAAACGGCGCTTGACTTCGGCCTGGATATGCTGGTGGCGGGAATGAAGATCCGCGCCCCACGCGGCAAGACGCACAGGCTCCTGAAGTCGATCAGGAAAACCAAGGTCAAGAACGACCACCAGCGCGATCGTCTCTACGGCCGCGCCTATGTCGGGGTTCCCTACGCGCTCTATGTCGAGTACGGGACCGTGCGCAGCAGAGCTCATCCCTTCGTGCGTCCCACCCAGCAGATCGATGGCCCTCTCGCCGTCAGGGCGATGGTCAACATACTCCAGAGCTGATCCATGGCAAACACGGGACAACCGCTCGGCATCGGTCTGGCTATCGACTTTTCGAGCCTCGATCGCGATCTGGCCAAGGTCGCCGACAAGATCGAGAACACGGGCAAGGAAGCATCGCTCAAGGTCGGCACGCTCGCTGCCCAGGTCACGACCGGGCAGCTCGGGGGCGACAAGCTCGCCGCGCAGATCGCGAGCGTGGGAGTCAAGCTCTCGCAGGGAATGGCGTCCGGAGTACGCGTCTCCAGCGCGCTGATGCTCGCGTTCGGCGCGCGCGTCAACGCGATCCTGGACCAGCTCGCGGGCGTGACCATCTCGCTGTTCACCCGCATCGATTCGGCCATGCGGTTCGAGCGGTTCGACGCGTTCGCGGCCCGGACGCAGTCCTGGCTCTCCAAGTTCGGCTCCGGCACCAAGAAGCAGTTCGGATCACTCGATACGGCAGTCAGGGGCGGCTATGGCAAGATCGTCCAGGGGATCGCGAAAGTATTTAATGATCTATTCACTCGACTCGCGGACATCATCAAGAAGGCCATGGTCGAATCGGCGGAGGCGATCACGGTGGCGATGGGTGAAGCGGCGAAGCAGATGGAGAAATCGTTTGGCGAAGCCTTGAAGTCGATCGCGGAGAACATGAAACGCGTCTCGGTCAATGCCAAGGACCTCGAGGCCGACGTCTCGGGTGTGATGCAGGTTTCCGCGCGGCCGCCGGCTCCCTCCCGCTTTCCCGTCCAGACCGCCAGGACCGGGATCGGCCGCGGGCTGGGAAGGGGAACTCTCGGGGAGTTCGCGACCGGCGGCGCGGCGGCACAAGCCGCGGCCGGGATGAGAGAGTTCGTGGGCAGGATCCCGCAGCCGAAGATGTTCCAGGATTTCCTGGCGGTCATGAAGCAGGTCTACGATCTGGGCGGCAAGATGTTCGCGCCCATGCTGAACAACATCGGCATGGTTGTTTCCGGGGTGAAGACGATCGCGGGCTTCTTCGGGACGGCCATCGCGGTGGTCGCCAGCGGCACCCTTGGGGCGGCGCGCAGGATCAGCGCTCTCGCGAACGTGCTCAACTCCATGGGCAGCATTGGCAAGAAGACCTATCGGGCGCTCTACGAGGGCAACCGGAAGTGGATCACGATTCTGGGTCTCATGCCGGTCAGCTTCGCCGTGAAGGGCGTCCAGATGCTCGGGCGCGCGGCGGCCTATCTCCCGGAAATCTTCACCAGCTTCGGCCGGGCTGCGATCTGGGCGTTCGGCGGCATCTTCCCGGTGATCCCCCGGGCCATCGGCCTGATCGGCGACCTGACGGCGGCGATCACGGGAACGTCCAAGGCGGTCACCGGGATGGGCGTGGCGCTCAAGACGATCACGCTCCTGAAGATCGGCGCGGTCAACATGCCCGTGGGCGGCTACCTCCTCGCGGCGAAGGCGATCACGTACCTGATCGGCCAGTTCCGCAAGGCGAAGGACGGCTCGGATGATTTGACCACCTCCATGAAGAAGATGACCGGCCAGGGGAGCCTGCTGGGGCGCACCTTCCACGCGCTGACGCATCCCATCGAGACCACGACGAAACTGTTCTCGAATCTGGGCGCCCAGATGCTCGCGGCGTTCGGCGTCGTCGGGATCTTCTATTCGGTCATCGGACTCTTCAAGTCGGGAACGAAAGCCGCGGCTGATCTGTCTTCCGAGATCGCCCGGGCCAAAGTCGTCTTCGGCGCTTCCTTCGGCGCGGTCGACGCGCAGGCCCAGAAGCTCACCGATACGTTCAAGGTCGCCAAGCAATCACAGCTCGAGATTGCATCGGGGTTCGGCTCGATGGCGCAGGGAGCGGGGCTCTCCGAGAAGGCGTCGGCTGACCTGGCCAACAAGCTCACCTCCCTCGCCGTGGATCTGACCGGACTCGGGATTCCCCTCGAGGAATCGTCGGAAGCGTTCAAGTCGGGACTCTCGGGGCGCGCGATCGCGCTGCGCCAGTTTGGCGCGCAGATCGACGAGGATACCACGAAAGCCTACGCGTGGTCGAAAGGGATCGCTCAGGTCGGCATGGAGCTGAACAACCAGCAGACGATCCTCGCCCGGGCCGGGATAATCATGCAGAACGTGGGCTATGCTCAGGGAGCCCTGGCCAAGAATGCCGGCCTGGCGTCCGTTCAGTTCCAGATGGCCGGCGGAGGAGTGGCCCTGTTCGCCGAGAAGATGGGCGAGTTCCTGCTGCCGGCAATCCAGGAAATCAGCGCGGGGTTCAACTTTCTCATGGGAGCGACCCTCGACTTCTTCATGAAGAATGGAGAGGCCGTCAAGACGTGGGCGACCCAGGTTCGCGACTACTTCAAGCTGATCGGCGTCGCCGTGCGCAACTGGGGTGACGTGTGGAAAATCGCACAGATCGAGTTCGAGGCGTTCATCGAGAATGTCCGCAGAACTCTCAAGACGCTGGGTCCCAACTTCGGCGTCATACTGGCCTGGATCGGACGCAACTGGAAAAATATGTTTATTGATATACTTGAGCTAACAAAACGAGTACTTACTAGTATAATTGCAAACTCGGTGAATTTCGCCCAAGCTGTCTCTGATGCCCTCCGGGGCAAGGGTTGGAATTTCATCTGGGCCGAGATGGAGGACGATTTCAAGGCGACGACGGAGAAATTTCCCGATCTGATCAAGCCGGACCTCGTCAGTGTGGAGAACGAGGTCGAGAAAGTCATGAAGAGGATCAGGGCGAAGGAGGCGGCGATCCCGAAGGCCACGGAAGTCTTCGCGAAGAAAACGCCGTTCACCGCCGAGGCGCCTTCAAAGAAAGAGAGCAAGCACGAGCTGAGCGGCGCCCTGGAGATCGGCACCAAGGAAGCGTTCGCGGCGATCTCGCGCGGCAACGCCCTGTCACAGAACATCGGCACGACTCAGGTCAGTATTGCCAAGCAGAGCCTGATGACACAGAGGCAGATGCTGGCGGCGATGACGAAGAACAAGCCAATGACTGACATGGGCCTTTCCTTCCCCGCGCTCGGCGTGAATGTTCCGCTTCCCGGTTACGGCTATCATCCGCGCAAGAGTCAAATGCATCGCCTCGCCATGAGAAAGGCAGCGAAAGCCAAAGCCGACGAGGATCTTAAAACTGCCAGATTGGCGGAGCACACGATAACCTTGCCAGAAGTGTCACCCGGCAAGTTTGCCACTTGGGCGCCGCCCACTTCACGCCCTGGTCCGTTGGGTACTGGAATGACGAAGAAGCCAATGACTGACATGGGCCTTTCCTTCCCCGCGCTCGGCGTGAATGTTCCGC